GGTAACACCTGCTCAAACACCATTTGTAGCATCTCCTGCATTAGATGCAAATGTTACAAATAGCGACAGTAGCTACAATCAAGCAGTTGCATCTGGTGCAACATTAACTCTTCCTGACATTAATAATATTGACAGTGATGGATCAGTTGTGGTAACACCTGCTCAAACACCATTTGTAGCAACTGCTTGTGGACCAGCTGCTTCTGTTGGGGCAACTTTAATGAAGACTGGACAGTTAGTATCTTATGCGACTGGAGACGATGGAGGACTTCAATCTGGTAGAGCAGTAGACTTTTTCACTCTTGCAAGTAATAATCCTTTCGGTACAAATTCAAGATTTACAGACTATTTAGGAGGTCAATCGTATAGTATAGGAGTTCTAATTGATTGGTCTACTTATGATGGGAATACTGTACTAGGGTATAGTGGCGGAACTGGAATAAACTCATTCATCACTTGGGCTGATGCCATAACCTTAGCTAACAATCACTCAGAAGGAACTTTTACAAGTGGATGGAGATTACCAAATCTTAGAGAGTTTGTAAATGTTTGTAATTACAATCTTAATCCACCATTAGCTTATTCAGTTTGGTTTAATGGTTCTTTTGGTGGTGTTTGGGCTAGGGGTGCAATGTGGACATCAACAACAACTCCACAATTTACTGGAGCAGCATTAAGGGCTAGAACAGACCAAGGGATTTTTGATAGACAAACTAAAACAAACACATCAGCAAAAGATGGATTTGCAGTAAGAACATTCACAGTAAACGGAACAATATTAACATAATTTAAAAAAAAATAAAAATGGCAACATACAAATTCCCACAATTCAACACTGAAATAGTTAATCCAACTGTTACTGTTAGTGATGCTGATATTAAGGTAAACGCACCCGGTATGAGTATATCACTATCCGTAACTCTTGAAACTACAAACAGCAAACTCTACGGAGTAGAGTTGACAGACATTCCTGCTGATAACCTTTGCTATGAAGGAGAGGCAAACTTAATGTCTAAAGCAATGGAAGGATTGCAACAGTACGAAGTATAATAAAATAAATAAAATCAAATCAAAATGAAAAAGGTAACGAAAGAAGAGTTAGGATCAATTGAGTCAATGTTAACTACATTCAACAACTTGAAGATGCAGTTAGGTGATGCTGTGCTATCACAGAACACAATAGTAGCAAAGATTGATTCGTTAAAAGAAGAGTACTCTGAACTAGAAAAGGTACTCGCAAATAAGTACGGTAAGGATTCAAGGATTGATGTTCAAACCGGTGAGATAAAAGAAAAAGAAAAATAAAAACAAAAAGACAAAGCAATGAAGATAAATTTATATCAGACAGACTCAACACCTTCACTTACTGATAAGGTTATAGGGACGGATGTTTCGGATAACAATATCACGAAGAATTATATGTTAGGAGATGTAAAGACTATCTTCGATCAGAACTTACAATCTGTACTAGATACTGGAAATACTTCTACTACAGCGATGAATGTTACTGCTAGTGCATTCAGTACCATAACAAATCTTTACACTGGAACACTAGACGTTGCTACATCTCTTATCGTAGACGGAACGTTTGTAGATTCAGTAGGTGTGACAAACGATGGTACTAAAGTTCTCGGTTCAACGGCTACAGGAAGTCCTTTATGGGTTACTGACAGTGATTCACAAAACTTACAATCAGTATTGGACTTTGGTAATACTTCTACAACAGAGATGACTATTAATTCAGCATCTTATAGTAGTATAGAACTTTTAGGCGTACGAAGGTTTAATTATTCACAAGAGTTTACGGCTAATGGTGTGTTTATTGATTCAGTAGGCGTAACAAATGACGGCACTAAGGTATTAGGTTCAGACGCTACGGGTAATCCACTATGGGTTGCTGATAGCGATAATCAGAATCTACAGTCAGTATTGGACTTTGGTAATGTTTCTACTACAAAAATAAATATTACCTCAACTGCACAAAGTAATATATCCAACCTAATATCACCAGAATTAACCCTTAGTGGTTTGGTATATGATTCAGTGCCTAGCCTTGGGGATGGAACTAAGTTCTTAGGAACAGACGCATCTGGTAATGCTTTATGGAAAAATATTACTTTTTCTCCTTCATTAACTGAGGTTCTTAATACAGGTCAGTATTCTGCTCAGGAGCCAGGATTAGGAATATTTAATGCTATTCAAGTGAAGTTTGGTAACGCTACGGGTACGGCTTCTGATCCTGTTATGATGGATGCACTTGGAAGTATAACGTTTAACCAAACAGGAACTTACTACATAAATGCTTATGCGTCTGTTGATAGACTAGGTTCTAACGGTGGAGTAGCTATTTTCTTGTATAGATTATTATTAGACGGAGTTCAGGTTGGGTATCCAGTAGCTTTGGAACTTGATAGAACAAACATTAGTATCCCTGAGATTCAAGCTTTCCCATTGACTATTACTACTGCAGGTACTGTATTGACATACGAAATAGCAAGAGAGGGAACTGTTAACGCAGGTGGCTTGTATCCATACTTTACAAATACAAGTTGGGGTAACTCTCCGTCAGCAGCTATTACGATAAGTAAGCTAGGATAAAATAAAATAAAATGGACATAAGAAAGATATCTGTAGGTCCCGACTACAAGTCGGGGGCTATGCATTATTTGGTAGGGCAATCTGTCTTAAATGGTAGTTATTCAATTCATTTGATTAAATTCGAGGAAGTAAAGAAATCATTTCTAATTTATATAGAGAATGACGAAGGTATAATGCTATGGAAGGAGTTCACGAGTACTATGCCAGTATCTATAGAGTACAACATTAATTTTTTATAGATGACCGATAATGAAAGAGCAGCCTTTGAAAAGCAGGTTGCAGACTTAGAATTTAAGATGTCTAAGACAGAAGACTTTGGTGAGAAGATTGAATTAGCTGACCAGGTCCACAACATAAAAATGAAATTAAATGGAGTCAAACCAACTGATTCACATATAGACTGTATTGGTTGTGGCTCATAAATTAAATTATGAAATCACCATTTTCGTTTATAGCAAAGCCTGTAAAGGGTAGAAGGTATAACAACACAAAAGAGATTGCAGGATTGGATATAATCACTAGCACATCTCAGGAAGACTTTAAGTTCTCTAACAGAGAAGCTGAGGTAGTAGAGACACCACTGGGGTATAAAGGACCTATAAGGGTTGGAGACGTACTCCTAGTTCATCACAATGTATTTAAGTATTACTATGATATGAAGGGCAAGCAAAGAAGCGGTAAGAGTTTCTTTAAGGATGACTTGTTCTTTATAGATGAGGAACAGTACTATATGTATAAGAGAGATGGGCAGTGGACACCAGTAAAGAGATACTGCTTCGTTGAGCCTGTTGACGTAGAAGACTCCTATATATTTAAACCACTTAGCGAGGAGCCATTGGTTGGCAAGATGAAGTATGCGAATAGCTACCTACTTAGCGAGGGAGTAAAGAATGGAGATAGAATTACGTTTCAACCGGACAGTGAGTATGAGTTCACAGTTGATGGGGAAAAACTTTACAGGATGTTTGATCATCAAATAACTATGGTTTTATGAATAAATTTTTATATTGGGATGACGAGTGGGACGAACAGGATGTTCCAATAAGAAAGCAAAAAAGAATTAAGGATGAAATCAAAAGAGATAAAGTTAAGAATAATAGAAGCCGGGGAGAGAGCAGTGGAGCAACTCATAAAGGTAGCGAAGGAGGATATCATTAAGCACGACCCTGAGGATGATATATCTGCGGATAGATTAAAGAATGCAGCAGCAACTAAGAAGCTTGCAATCTTTGATGCCTTCGAGATACTTAACAGGATAGAAGCAGAGAAAGAGGCGATTGAATCATTGGAGAAGGGAACAAATAAAACTAATACAAAACAAGGTTTTGCAGAAAGACGGTCTAAGTGAGTTATACAGAGTCCTTGAGGGTGTAGTACCAAAGGGTGTGTTAAAGTCTAAGAATAAGGCTAAAACTTGGCAATACGGATATAATTCTAAGTATGATATAATTGTTATATCTAAGACAGGTCAGATAGGTGAGATTATAGAGATTAAGGGATTGCCAATTGCCCTACCATTAGAGCCAAAAGAATGCATTAAAAGAAGTAGTAAGGAGGAAGAGCAGTACTGGGAGAGAAATGAAATACCTAAAGAGTTAAGTAAGATACAGTCCATCTTTCAGTGGAACGAGCAACCATCAGAGTTTAAGGATAGATGGGTTGACTATATTGAATCAGAGTTTGACAAGAGAGAGTCTGGTGTTTGGTTTATGTCTAATGGCATACCAACATACATAACGGGTTCACACTATATGTATCTTCAGTGGACATCAATTGACGTTGGATACCCTGACTTCAGGGAGGCGAATAGACTTCTGTATATACATTGGGAGGCTTGCAAGGCAGACAAGAGAAGCTTTGGTCAGGACTACTTAAAGATAAGACGTTCAGGTTTCTCGTTTATGAGTTCATCTGAGTGTGTGAACACAGGTACGTTAGCTAAGGATGCAAGGGTTGGCATACTGTCAAAGACAGGTTCCGATGCAAAGAAGATGTTTACCGATAAGGTTGTTCCAATAAATAGTAGGCTCCCATTTTTCTTCAAGCCTATTATGGATGGTATGGATAAGCCTAAGACTGAACTTGCGTTTAGGATACCTGCTGCAAAGATTACCAAGAAGAATATGTACGATACTACCAACGAAGAGTTGTTCGGTTTGGATACTACTATAGATTGGAAGAACACAGATGACAACTCGTATGATGGTGAGAAGCTATTACTTTTAGTACACGATGAAAGCGGTAAGTGGATAAAGCCAAATAATATACTTAACAACTGGAGGGTTACTAAGACCTGTCTAAGATTGGGTAGTAAGATTATCGGTAAGTGTATGATGGGTTCCACATCCAACGCACTTGAGAAGGGTGGTGGTAACTTTAAGAAGTTGTACTACGACTCGGACGTAACGAAGAGGAATAGTAACGGTCAGACCAAGAGTGGTCTATACAACCTATTTATTCCTATGGAGTGGAATATGGAAGGTTTCATTGACAGGTATGGTATGCCTGTATTCAGAACTCCTGAGAAGCCTGTACTTGGAATAGACGGGGAAATGATACACCAAGGTGCTATTGACTATTGGGAGGGTGAGGTCGAGTCTTTGAAGAATGACTCTGACGCACTCAATGAATTTTACAGACAGTTCCCTAGGACTGAATCACACGCATTTAGGGATGAGAGTAAGGAATCTATATTCAATCTTACAAAGATATATCAGCAGGTTGACTACAACGACTCATTGATAATGGACCACCACGTAACTCGTGGATCACTAAGTTGGAAGAATGGAATCAAGGACACTGAGGTTATATTCTCACCAAACAACAAGGGAAGGTTCTACGTTTCGTGGACACCTAACAAGCAACTTCAGAATAGGGTTATAACAAAGAACGGTCTTAAGCATCCGGGCAACGATGACATAGGAGCATTTGGATGTGATAGCTATGACATATCAGGTGTTGTTGGTGGAGGCGGTTCGAATGGTGCGCTACACGGTAAGACTATGTTTACTATGAAGGAAGCACCAAGCGATCAGTTCTTCCTGGAGTATATAGCTAGACCTCAGACTGCTGAGTTATTCTTCGAGGATGTACTTATGGCTTGTGTATTTTATGGTATGCCAATACTTATTGAGAACAACAAGCCAAGATTGCTATACCACTTCAAGAACAGGGGGTATAGGAAGTTCTGTATGAACAGACCAGACAAACATTACACAAAGTTATCTAAGACAGAGAAGGAGTTGGGTGGAATACCAAACTCTAGTGAAGCTGTTAAGCAGGCTCACGCTTCTGCAATAGAGTCACATATAGAATCCAACATAGGATTGTTGGAGAATGGTGATATGGGAGATATGCCTTTTGTTAGAACGTTAGAGGATTGGGCTAAGTTTGATATATCAAACAGAACAAAGTACGATGCCTCTATTAGTTCGGGATTAGCAATTATGGCAACGCAAAGGCATCTTTATCAGACTGAGAAAAAAGTTTCAAAAATAAAGATTAACTTTGCAAGGTATAGTAATAAAGGAAAATATAGCGAAATTATTAGATGAAAGACGTAAAGATAAATATATCATCCGCAGGGTTTCCAAGTCAATTTGTATCTGATTCTGAAAAGTCTACTGATGAATTTGGACTACAGATAGGTCAAGCTATTCAATACGAGTGGTTCAGAAGAGACGGAAGTAGTTGTAGGTATTATAATCGTTGGGGTGAATTCAACAGACTAAGATTATATGCACGAGGAGAGCAACCTACAGGTAAATATAAAAACGAATTAGCAGTAGATGGTGACTTGTCTTATCTAAATTTAGATTGGTCCATTGTTCCTATACTACCTAAGTTTGTAGATATTATTGTAAATGGAATGCAGGACCGTGAGTTTGAGCCTAAGGCTTACGCTCAGGATGCTATGTCTCAGTCTAGGAGAAGTAAGTATCAGCAGATGGTTGAGGGTCAGATGTTGGCAAAGCCAATGCTTGAGACTATACAGCAGAAGACTGGAGTGAATCCTTTTACAGTAAGTCCTGATGAACTACCTAATAGTGACGAGGAGTTGAAACTTTATATGCAGCTTAACTATAAGCCTGCAATAGAGATTGCTGAAGAGGAAGCTATAAGTACTCTTTTCGAAAGCAACAAGTATGACGATATACGTAAGCAGATAGACTATGACTTAACTGTATTGGGTATGTCAGTTGCAAAGCACGAATTCCAAGCAGGTGATGGAGTAAAGATTAATTATGTCGATCCTGCAAACGTTGTTCACAGCTACACTGAGGACCCACACTTCAAGGATTGTTTTTACTGGGGAGAGATAAAGACTGTTCCTATTACTGAACTTGTAAAGATTGACACTTCACTAACTAATGAAGACTTAGAGGAGATATCACAATACTCTCAGAGTTGGTATGACTATTATAATACTGCTCAGTACTATCAGAATGATATATTCTACAAGGATACGGCAACACTAATGTACTTTAACTACAAGACTACTAAGAAGGTAGTATATAAAAGAAAGGTTAAGGACAATGGTAACGTCAGTATGATTGAGAAGGACGATACGTTTAACCCACCTGCTGAGATGCAGGAAGAAGGAAACTTCGAAAAGGTATCTAAGACTATTGATGTATGGTATGAGGGAGTTATGGTTATGGGTACTAACATAATCCTCAAGTGGGACTTGATGGAGAATATGGTTAGACCACAGTCTGCTACTCAGCACGCTATACCTAACTACGTAGCTGTAGCACCAAGAATGTACAAGGGTGTGATTGAATCACAGCTAAGAAGAATGATTCCATTCGCAGACCTTATACAAATTACACACCTCAAGTTGCAACAAGTTATTGCACGAGTTGTTCCGGACGGTGTATTCATTGATGCCGATGGACTTAACGAGGTAGACCTCGGTACGGGTAATGCATACAATCCTGAGGATGCTTTGAGACTTTACTTCCAAACTGGTTCCGTAATTGGTCGAAGCTATACCCAAGAGGGTGATTACAACCAAGGTAAAGTTCCTATCAAGGAACTACAGTCTTCTTCAGGATCAAGCAAGACACAGATGTTATTGGCTAACTATAACCACTACTTAAACCAAATCAGAACTGTAACTGGTCTGAACGAGGCGAGAGATGGTAGTATGCCAGACCCTAATTCTTTAGTTGGTCTACAGAAGATGGCAGCACTAAACTCAAACGTAGCTACAAGACATATACTTGATGGTAGTCTTTATATATATAAGAGTTTGGCTGAGGCTATGACATATAGAATAGCTGATATATTACAGTACGCTGATTTCAAGGATGAGTTTATAAACCAAATTGGTAAGTACAACGTATCTATACTTAATGATATCAATGATCTGTACATCTATGACTTTGGTATATTTATAGAGTTGTCACCAGATGAGGAGCAGAGACAGATGCTTGAGCAGAATATTCAGATGGCTTTATCCAAGGGTGACATAAACCTTGAGGATGCAATTGATATTCGAGAGTTGAAGAATATGAAACTTGCTAATCAATTACTAAAGCTTAAGAGAGTTTCTAAGCAGGACAGAGAAGAGAAGATGGCTATGCAACAGCAGGCAATGCAATCTCAACAACAGATTCAGTCTCAGCAGATGGCGGCACAGGTTGCACAGCAGAAGCTTCAGATGGAGACACAGGCTAAGATGCAGTTTAAGCAGGCTGACATAGCGTTCGAGATTGAGAAGATGAAGGCTGAGGCAGACTTGAAGTCTAGGTTGATGCAGCAAGAGTTTGACTTAAATATTCAGTTGAGAGCGATGGATGCTCAGGCATTACAGAGCAGAGAAGACCAAAGAGAAAAAGCAAAGTCAAATAGAATAAGTCAAGCTAACACTGAGCAGTCTAAAATGATTACGCAGCGTAAGAACAACCTACCACCTATATCATTTGAATCAAATGAAGATAGTTTGGATGGCTTTGATTTAGCTGAGTTTAACCCTAGATAGTATGCCTACAATTAAAAGAAGAAGAAAGAATAATTTAAGAAACCTTGAAAGAAATAAGTCAGGTAGAAATGCTACTGTCAAAATGGCTACATATAGTGGTAATGATAAACACTATGCTGCACCAACTATTACATTTAAAGGTAAAGAAAAAGCTAAACCTCAAACTTTTAAACAAGCATTAGATGCAGGTGAGGTTTATGAATTTAAGTCAAAGAAAAAAGCTGAAAGATTTGCAGCAGGTTCTTGGAAAAAAGGAAAGGCAAAAAGAGAGGCTATGAAAGCTTATAGACAGAAAAATAAAGTAATACGCAATCCTAGATAGTGGTCAAAAACAGTAATATTTTTTGTTTAACTTTGTAAAAATTAAATTAAATACATATGGAATTCAAGGTAAAAGAAGTAAGTGGCGTTGAGGAGAAGTCGGTTCAACAGGTTGAACAAGAACTACTTGACAAGCACAAAGAAGAATTTGAAGAAACAATTTCAGATGATACAGAGTCTAAAGAGACTGTGGATTTATCTGATAACATAGAAATAAATCAGCAAGAGGAATCTGTTGATGCTCCGTCCCCAGAGTTAAGTGAGGAAGACGTTCTTAAATTTATTGGTAATAGATACGGAAAAGAGATCACATCGCTTGATGAATTGAATCAAGTAAGGGAAGAGCAGGAACCTCTGCCTGAGGATGTCTCTAAGTATCTACAGTACAAAAAAGAAACAGGTCGTGGATTCGAGGACTTTGCAAAGTTGCAAAAGAATTACGATGAAATGGACACTGATAAACTGCTAAGAGAATATCTTACTGCTACTGAGAAAGGCTTAGATGCCGAAGACATCGAGGACTTGATGGAGGATTATTCATACGATGAAGACCTTGATGACGAGAAAGATATCAGAAAGATTAAACTAGCAAAGAAAAAGACTATTGCAAAAGCCAAGGACTATTTTGTTCAGCAACAGGAAAAGTACAAAGTCCCTCTTGAGTCGAGAAGGGATTCAGTTTCTGAAGATGAATTAAAAGAAGACGAGGAATATAAGCAGTATATAGCTAACGCTAAGACCATTCAAGAACAAAACGCTCGTAAGAGTGAGGTGTTTATGGAAAAGACGAATAATGTATTCAATGAGTTCAAAGGTTTTGAGTTCAATATTGACGACAACAAAATCGTATTTTCACCGGGTGATGCTGAAGAGATCAAGAAGAGTCAATTAGACCCCAACAATTTTGTTTCAAAATTCTTGGATGAAGATGGGATGATGAAGGATGCTGAAGGTTACCACAGGTCACTAGCAATGGCGATGAACCCTGAAAAGTTTGCCAAGTTCTTTTATGAGCAAGGTAAATCGTCTGCTGCCGATGAGCAAATGAAGAAGTTAAAAAATATTAATATGACTACTCGTAATGCTCCAGAGGTATCAAGTACAACTTCAGGTGTTCAAATTAAATCTTTGAGTAATGACTCAGGTCGTGGCTTAAAGATAAGAAGTAGAAAAAAATAATTTTAAAAAACAAAAAAAATGTCAGTACAAAGTACACCAGGTTTTGACTTACAACCTAGCGCACAACGTGTGCCAATGAAGTCTAATTACATTACTAACTTCGATTTCTTGAACCAGTATCTTCCTGATACTTATGAGAAAGAATTCGAGCGTTACGGTAACCGAACAATTTCATCATTCTTGCGAATGGTTGGTGCAGAGATGCCATCTAACTCTGACCTTATCAAATGGGCAGAACAAGGACGTTTGCATACTAAGTATACAAACTGTACCCTAACAAGTGGAGGTGCAGCAAGTGATGAAGTTACAATTGTAGTAAATGATGCAGGTAACCCAGCTTTTACAGCAACAAACAGTATCGCTGTACGTGTTGGTCAAACTGTTATGATTTCTGATACAGCAGGAACAGGTAATGCAAAAGCAATTGTTACTGCAGTTGATTATGCAACTAAAGAAGTATCTCTTGCTTTCTATGCAGCAGCAGGAATGCCTGCAGGAACTACATTTAGTATGTTTATCTACGGTTCTGAATTCAAGAAAGGAACAGAAGGAATGGAAAATTCTTTGGAGGCTGATGATTTCATCTTCGAAAACTCTCCAATCATCATCAAAGATAAGTATGCAGTATCAGGTTCTGATATGGCTCAAATCGGATGGGTTGAAGTAACTACTGAGAATGGAGCAAACGGATACCTTTGGTATTTGAAGTCTGAACACGAGACTCGTCTTCGTTTCGATGACTACTTGGAAACAGCAATGATTGAAGCAGTTCCTGCTGAAGCAGGTTCAGGTGCAGCTACACAAGCTGTAAACGCTAGCGTTGGTAACAAAGGTTCAGAAGGTATCTTCTACTCTGTTGGTAACCGAGGAAACGTTTGGGCAGGTGCTAACCCAACTACTTTAGTTGAGTGGGACACAGTTATTTCACGACTTGATAAGCAAGGAGCAATTGAGGAGAACGTAGTATTTGTTGACCGAGATTTCTCTTTCGACATTGACGATATGTTAGCTGCTCAGAATTCTTATGGTACTGATGGTACTTCTTACGGTCTTTTTGACAATGAGAAAGATATGGCTTTGAACTTAGGATTCACAGGATTCCGTAGAGGATATGACTTCTACAAGTCTGATTGGAAATACCTAAACGATCCAACAATGCGTGGTGGTTTAGTAGGAGGTAAGGTAAGCGGACTTTTAGTTCCTGCAGGATCGACTTCAGTGTACGACCAAATTCTTGGTAAAAACGCTAAACGACCATTCTTGCACGTACGTTACCGTGCTTCTGAAACTGAAGACAGACGATACAAGTCTTGGATTACAGGTTCAGCAGGTGGAGCAGAGACTTCAAGCTTAGATGCTATGGAGGTTCACTTCCTATCTGAAAGAGCAGTATGTACTTTAGGTGCAAATAACTTCTTCCTATTCCAAGCATAGGATGACTAATACTGGAGGGGTGTGCAATGCACTCCTCCTTTTTTTTAAATTCTAATTAAATTTTAATACAATGAAAAGTAAAACACAAAACAAGTTTGTAGCTAGAAACTATAAACTAACAGCAGGAGTAGCACCACTTTCTTTTATGCTACCCGTAAGACATTCAAAAAGATTTTCCTTACTACACTTTGATGATAAGACAGGAGTCAATAGAGAACTTCGTTATGCAAGAAACCAAAAGTCTTGCTTTGTAGACGAACAAGACAATAACGCTATACTAGAGCCTGTTGTTTTTGAAGATGGATTCCTACACGTTCCAAAGGAGAACCGTATCCTTCAAGAGTTCCTTAGCTACCATCCATTAAACGGCACTAAGTTTGTTGAGATAGATGAGGCTAAAGATGCTGAGGAACAGGTTCAAGACTTAATGATAGAAGCAGATGCAATGGTTGAGGCTAAGAGCCTTTCGCTAGAGCAGTTAGAGAACGTATGTAGAGTTTTGTTTGGTACTGATACATCAAGAGTTTCAACCGCAGAGTTGAAGAGAGATGTTTTAGTATTTGCTCGTAACAATCCTTCTGACTTCTTAGAAGTTGTAAATGACCCTGAGTTAAAGCACTTAGGAATTGTTCAAAGACTATTTGACCAATCAATACTAAAGATAAGAAAAAGCGGAAAAGAAGTTTGGTACAACACACCAAATAATAAGACAAAGATGTTGAATGTACCATTTGGTGCTGAGGCAATTGACTTAGTCGCTTCTTACCTAAAGAGTGATGACGGTCTTGATGCTTTGAAACATTTAGAAACATTGCTAGATTAAGTAACATATAGTTTAATTAGGGGACCTCTTCAGAAATGAAGGGGTCTTTTTTTTTCATTATCTTTGTAGAAAAGGATTACAGATGATAAATTCAGTTAGGCAAACAGTGATGTCAATTCTGAATAAGAATAATTACGGGTATATATCCCCATCAGATTTTAACTTATTCGCCAAGCAGGCTCAGTTAGATTTGTTTGAAGATTATTTTTATTCTTACAATTATCAGATAAATAAAGAGAATGGACGTAGTTCAGGTACTGGGTATGCTGATATTACAAAGGGACTAGAGGAGGTTATTGATACTTTCTCTGTAACACTTCCGTTGTTAAACTCAGCAGGGAATGAGTACTTCTTACCTTCATTGACTACTACATCGAATGATTACTACTTAATAAACAAGATACTAATTCACAACGAAAAAATAACAAACGGTACTACAGATGGTTTAAGTGGTACGAATACTATAGTTGATTCCACTAAGGACTTTGTTGCACTTGGTGTAAACGTTGGTGATGTGGTCGGTATTGTTATAGGTGGTATAACAAAGAACTTTACTGTTCTTAGTGTAACTGCAACTGAGTTGGTTGTTAATACCAACACCATTACAGTTCAGCCGTTAGACTACTACGTATACAAAGGAGATAGCATTAAGGAGGCAGAGAAGGTTTCTAATAGTAAGATAACTATGCTGAACAACTCTATACTCACAAAGCCTAACCTCACATACCCTGCATACACAATGGAGGCGTTGGTGGCACAGGCACATCCAAATACAGTCATTGGTATTGGTCAATTAATATCTCAGTATATTAGATTCCCGTTTGTTCCTAAGTGGACGTTTGTAACGCTTACCAATGGAGAGCCTGTATTCGATCCATCTCAACCTGACTATCAGGACTTTGAGTTACCTAACGATGACGAAGTAAACTTGATATCAAAGATACTTCAGTACGCAGGTATGTCAATAAGAGAGGTTGCAGCAGTTCAGTTCGGACAGGCACAGGATCAAGTTAATACACAAGAAGAGAAATAATTATGAGTTATATAACACAATATCAATACTACGAAAACGGAGGCTTACAGCCTGAAGATAAGAATTGGGGTTCATACCAGTATGTTTCTCTTGAGGATATAGTGAACAACTATATGCTTATGTATACAGGAAACCACAGTCTTGTAAACAACGAGGAGAGATATAAAGTTTTATTCCACGCAAAGAGAGCGATTCAGGAGTTAAACTACGATGCATTCAAGGAAATAAAGATATTGGAACTTAGTGTGTGTGACACGCTGAGATACGTTCTACCTTCTGACTACGTTAACTGGGTAAGAATATCCATATATAGAGATGGCTTACTTATGCCACTTACTGAGAACATACAGACGAATTGGTCTTCGGCATACCTACAGGATAATGATTGCAGAATACTATTTGATGAAGATGGTAATGCACTTAAGCCTGAGTTCTCACAGCTTGATTTCGAAAGAATAAAGGGACAGAAGCAGACCATATACCTAAACCAAAACTCTGAGTACTACGGTAGAGCAGGGTGGTGTATTGATGGTGCTTGGTACTTTGAGTATGGTATAGGAGCGAGATATGGTTTAAATACGGAGACAGCGAATGCTAACCCTACGTTTAAGATTAATCCAAAGGGAGGAGTTATAAACTTCAGTTCAGGTATGGCAGGTGAGTTATGTGTTCTTGAGTACGTATCAGACGGAATGGAGAATGGAGATGATAGCTTAGTTACTGTAAACAAAATGTTTGAAGAGTTTGTTTACGCATACATCGAGTTTGCAATACTAAACTCAAAGCTTGGTGTACAGGAGTATATCATAGCGAGAGCAAGAAAGCGCAAGGCAGCACTTCTTAGAAATGCAAAAATCAGAATTAGTAACATACATCCCGGAAGATTATTACAGAACTTAAGGGGTAGAGATAAGTGGTTGAAGTAGTATGGCAAATTTAACAAGGAATTTTACCCAAGGTAAGATGAACAAGATGGTCGATGAACGACTGATCCCTGATGGTCAGTACGTTGACGCATTGAATGTTCGTATGGGTTCTACCGAGGGAGCAGATATAGGTGTTATTGAAAACTCAAAGGGGAATGAGGTTCTCACTGCTATAGGGGTAGACGGCACAAAGATATCTCCTGACGCAAAGTGTATAGGCGCATTTGAAGACGGAGCATTAGAGACCATCTATTGGATGATTCACGACCCAAACTTTATTGACAGTAACACTGGGAAGTTAGACCTTATAGTTTCTTTTAATACCAACAGCAGTACAGTAACGTATCACGTTATTAGTAAGGATGATGGAGGAGGTGTGAATACCACGCTAAACTTCAACGAGCAGTATTTATTTACAGGCGTAAACAAGGTTGAGGACTTGTTGTTTTTTACAGATGACTACAATCCACCGAGAAGAATTAACGTAAAAAAGAATTACCCTAACCCTAACGTAAGTGGTATTGATGGATTTGATTATAAGGACATCCTTGTAATTAAGCAACCACCATTGGCTGCACCGGGACTTGAGATGCAAAAGACAAGCACCGAGGAGACGTTCTTAGACGAGAGGTTTATTTGCTTCGGTTATAGATACCGATACGAGGACGAGCAGTACTCAGCTACATCACAGTTTACTGACCCTGCATTTACGCCTGACACCTTTGGGTTGTCAACTGAAAGCTACTTAAACGAGGGTGTAACTAATATATACAACACAGCGTTGGTTACATTCAACACGGGTGGACCATTGGTTGTTGGTATTGACTTATTATTTAAAGAGGCTAACAGCCCTGTAATAAAAATAATTGAGAAGCTTAACAAGACTAAGCAGGGATACGCAGACTATCAAGACGTAACATATACATTTACAAACAGTAAGATATTTACTATACTACCTGAAGCTGAGATACTTAGGCTGTATGACAACGTTCCATTACTATCAAAGGCTCAGACTACAATAGGCAACAGGCTTATGTACGGAAACTATGTAGAGGGGTATGACTTGATTGACAAGAACAATAGCCCTGTTAGGTTTGACTTTGTTGCTAGTGGATTAGAGGAAGCATTTGATATAGGCTCTGTAGGTTCAGTAAACGTATCTACAGACTATCTTATAGGTGGCGCACAAACTATAGCAGGTTCAGCAGCACAGTATGACTTCTCAGATTTCGATTTAGTTAAGGGTTCATCAATAACAATTGAAATAACTTTTGACCATAATAGTTTTTCTGGACCCGCTACTCCTACAGAGACAAACGTTCAGTTGGTTTTTCAGTATACATTCAACCTTGTTGAAGATTACGCTAGTGTTTATGACTGGGCGCAGAGTGCAATCACCACTGCTCAGGTGGGTACTTCATTACCTGGTGGTAACATTGAGCCTATAGCTACTAGAGACCAAGGAACTACAATGACAGATTTATTTAATCAGTTATTCAAAAATGACTTAGACAATACATACTTTATTTATCAGAGTGGTATAACTGCAATAGAGCAAGCGATTATACTAGAGTCTACAGTTGGTTCAGATGAGGTTACATTTAGATTCCCTGCGGTTCAATACGCAGACGATGTAAATACTCCTACTGTAATTGTTACAGAATACTTTGATATTGCAAGTGGTGCTGCTGATTACAGCAAGCTAAGTTCAGGTCAAAGCCTTCATAGCAATAGAGGCTATGAGATAGGTATTATATATATGGATGAGTTCAACAGGTCTACAACAGCTTTGGTTAGTCAGTACAATACCGTTCAATTTCCTTGTGGAGCATCAGACACAGCCAATAGTATAATTGTAAACATACCAACTACTCAAGTTGCTCCTAAGTGGGCAAAGAACTACAAATATGCAATCAAGCCTGACAGAGAGTCTTACGAAACGATATATAGTAGTATATTCTTTACCGACCCAATAGATAATAATACTTACTTCTTGTTGGAAGGAGAGAACTCTCAGAAAGTAACTAACGGACAAAGGCTAATAGTTAAAAGAGATGTACTTGGTGCTACCTCAAGTTGTGACTACGCTACTGTATTAGAGAAGGCATCTAAGAGTTCAGACTTCATAGCAATACCATCGCCTAGCGATCCTACTGTAAACTTAAATATACCTTCAGGGGTGTATATGAAAATGAAAGCAAATTCTTTTTCTGTTGAAGGTTCTGAGAATTCAATTATAGATTATGGTTCTAAATCAGATACATCTGAATATTCAGGAATTGCTCCCGTTTTGTCTTATCCTTTGTATATATATGGTGTACCAGACCCAACAATACCTGGTTCAACTGTTACTGAGTATAGCATTCCTGCAAGTTCAAGAATAGTTATTAGCTATGAGGTTGTTCGTGAAGGAGGTATTGGTTGTGGCGAAAGAATATATAATTTTAATAAGACATTGGTTTCACCTGTAGATTATAATAATTTTAGAGACTGGTTCTTAGGTGAAAATGTAATTGCTACATTAAACACAGGGAATAGTAGTTCTGCTACAAACCCTCCCTTTACAGTTCAGTATGCCTCTGGTTTTCAAACTCCACTAACGATACCAACAGACGAAGACATCTTGTACATTGGTTTTGAAGGAACTGTCGCTCAACCCGGATTAAACCTTTTAGCTACAGGTACACTTGCTTGTGGTGGATCTAAGAAGAGAAGGTCAAAGGTGTCTTGGACTATGACTGTTTTTAGAGCAGAAGATACAATCGTATTTGAGAGTGAACCTCTTGATGCAGCACCAGACATTTGGTATGAAAGTTCTAAGACATTTGGGTTAGTTACTTCTGACGATATATGTAATGTGTCAGTACTAAACCAAGACCCTAACGACTTGGTCTATGACTACACAGATATAAATGGTTTACCACAACAGATAACGGTTCCTAGTAACCCTGCTCCGAGTGGTCCTCCAGTAACATTTGTTGCTGTTTGTAGTAGTGTAGTAAGAAGTGCAGCTACACCACCAACGAATCCTGCGAATGTAACTCTTACTTCTACGTCAATACCTTCAGGTACACATTTAGGAGACATACAGAATCAGATACTATCAACGGGACAGCCTGCGATTTGTGATACAGGGTTCTTTAACTGTTACTCCTTTGGTAATGGTGTTGAAAGCTATAAGATTAGAGATAGTATATTAGGCAAGGACTTCAACCTTGGGAATAGAGTTACGTCTACACAGGCTCAAGACTACAGAAGAGTTAGAAGATTTGCTGACATTACCTATAGCGGTGTATACAGCGATGAGTCGAACGTAAACAAACTAAATGAGTTCAATGGAGGTCTGTTGAATTTTAAGCCGTTAGAGGAGTCCTTTGGTCCTATACAGATACTACACGGAAGAGAGAAGGATGTACTTACACTACAAGAAGATAAGATATCATACGTACTCACAGGTGCGAATATACTATCAGATGCAGGTGCAGGTAACCTATTGCTGTCAGTACCTGAAGTTTTAGGCAATCAGATAGCAAGAATTGAAGAGTTTGGTATAAGCCATAACCCTGAAAGCTTCTCGTCTTATGGTGACGATAGATACTTTACAGATGCAAAGAGGGGTGTTGTATTAAAGTTAAGTGGAGCATCTTACAGTTCAGATAGTTTAGAAGTGATATCCACTTTGGGTATGCGTACTTGGTTTAGAGACTTGTTCTTAGTACAATTTGAAACACAGAAGCTAGGTGGGTTCGATCCTTATATGAACGAGTATGTACTATCATCAAACCAAGACTTAGTACCAATGCCAAAGGCTTGTATAAACTGTGGTATATCTATGGAACTTACAATTTCATCTACAGATATATTTGATGAGTGCTTTGAGATGGGAAGTGGAGTTGGTGACGTTGACATAACTTGGACTGTAGGTAGGATAACAGGTACGTTTGATTTGGACATCACTTACAACGGTGTAACTACAAGCCTTACCAATCAAACTGCAAGTGGTTCGCAAACAATAAATAAAAATGTTATAAACGCCACTGAGATAAACGTTACAATAACACCAACTGATATAGTTGAAATTACATTGGAGGTTGAGTGTCCTGATGCTAAGGAGATAACTGTAATTGAAGTTATTGCCACAAGTGCAGATGACGCAACTCTTACATTCCATAGCGAGTACAGATATCAGGATGGCACTTTTATTTCACCGCTTACATCAAGCCCTGTTCAGTTTGCTACAGGAACAACAGACCCTGTAGTTACTAGGTACAATTCGTTAACTGGTATTCAGGGTCAAGGCTCTGTTCCTCCAGATGGCTCTAATGTAGTGTTGGCATTTAACAAGTTTCAGTCAGATACTGCTAATTTTGATAATGCAAACAATTCATTTAGATACTTGAGAACAGCAACAAACTATCCGAATACTGCAAGTTCGGTTAGTGATTTGATTGATGCTTCGACTGGAATAACACCAAACTTATCGGGTCAACCAAACTATATCAAAGCAACATTCACTATGCCTCCGGGTAACGATGGTGACTACCTGTACTTGATATGGGATTTGAGAAATCCATAAATAAAAATAATATATGAGCCAAGTAGATAAAAATACAGAATACACACTAACATATGATTCGGGAGTTAAGGGATTCCCTTCGTTCTATTCTTACGTTCCAGACTTTATGATAGGTATGAACAACTACTTTTATACCTTCAAGTCAGGAAATCTTTACAGACACAATACGAACGATGTAAGAAATAACTTCTATGGCGATAACTACCCTTCAGTTTTGAAGTCTGTATTTAACGCTCAACCACTTGAGAATAAGTTATTTAAGACCATCAACTTAGAGGGTGATGACGCTTGGTCAGCTACTTTGACTAGCGATCAGCAGGACTCAGGGTTCGTTGATTCAACTTGGTTTGAAAAGAAGGAGGGTGCTTTCTTTGCGTTTGTTAGAAACTCAGGGGATGTACCTGCAGGCGTAGATGAGTATGCCCTTAGGTCACTGAATGGTTTAGGTACAAGTTCAGCTATAGGTGTTGTGGGTGGTGTAACTACTGTAGACTTTCCAACTACCCTGTACATAGGGAATATAATTAGTGTTGGTGATATGGTTTACTTTGGCAATCCTAATCCATTATTATTGGGTCAGGTAACAGAGGTCAATCAGAACTTGCCTGCAGGGATAAACAACATAGTTGTAGACAATACCATAACGGGGGCGCAGCCTGCACCTACTCAAACTGAGTATATGCTGTATATAAAGAACGCTGTATCAGAGTCTCACGGTATACTTGGACACTATGGTGTATTCACATTGACAAACAACAACACTGAGAAGGTAGAATTATTTGCCGCAGAGAGCGAAGTAATGAAATCTTTTCCTTAAATTTATTATCTTTGTTGTTAAATGATATTTGATATAAGACCACTGACCGAGGAAGACTACGAAACTCACTTAACGAAGTGGTGGAGTGATTGGGGATGGACAGCACCTGTAAAAGATTTTTTACCTGACAATGGTAAGGGTGGTATAATTGTTTTGGATGATGGTGAGCCTGTTTGTGCAGGATACTTATACATAACAAACTCTAAGGTTTCTTGGGTTGATTTTATTATATCAAATAAAGAATACAGAAAAAAACCACATAGAGGAAATGCTATTGGGTTATTAATAGAAACATTAACAAACTTGGCAAAGAAAAACGGTTCTAAGTTTTGTTACGCTCTAATAAAACATAAGAGTTTACAAGAGACGTATGAAAAATTAGGATATACACAAGGAGATTCTTATACAAGTGAAATGATAAAAGCTTTATAATATGGGAGCAATGACAACAATAGCAGCGGTAGGAGGTTTAGCTTCAACGGCTGTATCTACTGGAATTTCTTTTACTCAGGCGGCAAAGCAGAGAAAGCTAATGGAGCAAGCGGAGAGAGACGCTGACAAGGCAATGGCTGAGGCACGAGGCAAACTTGAGATTAACTATGCCGAGCAAATGGCAATCAAGAAGGAAGCATACGACTTGGAAAGAGAAGCTATGTTGGTTCAGGGTGCTATGGCTACACAGGCAGGAGTTGAGAGTGAAAGAGGAGCAGCAGCAACAGCAGGAAGAATTTACGCAGGACAACAGGCAGGACAAGCACAGATAAGAAGTGCAATGGCTGACGAGATGACAAACATCGAGGCGGCAATACTTGAGGAAGAATCAAGGCTTAGAGACTTGGGTGTAGGATTGGACTTAGAAGAGGTAGCAGGTGAGCAGTTAAAAGCAGCACAGGCACAAGAAGCGATGCAAGCAGCTAAGGCTCAAGGTATTCAAGGTGTTACTAATTTAGTAGGTCAAGGAATAAGTATGGTTCCTCTATACCAACAAGACTTAGCGGCACAGCAAGCAGCGTTTGGAGAAGCAGCTAGACAAGGTGCTTTCGGAGATAAGACTGTAAACTATGCAGGAGCAGAGAGAAGTCTTTCAGATATTCCTTTTGAGATGATGAGCAGAGGTCAGTTCAGAAGATGGAAGCGAGGCGCAGGTAAACCCGCATTACTCGGATTACAAAACAATCCTGTATACACGGATATATATAAGGGGTATATGCAAGGAACTATGCTTCCTAATCCGGCAGGTACAGCAGCGGCAACATCGCCACAAGTTAACACTCCAATGCAAGCTATATCTAATTCTATGCCTTCCACTCAAAGCGGATTGATTTCTCCTATGGGTGAGTACAATCCTTATTCATTTGATCCTTATAACCTAACAGGTAACTTAATAAAGTAAATAATGGCAACAGCATATAAGTACGTAGAAAGAGAGGCTGAGAATCAAATCAATTGGGCAGAGGTTGGAAGCAACTTCAGCAATATGTTGAACGAAGAGGCTAGGGTCCGTGAAGAAAAGAAAGCAGCCATAGATGATGCTACAAGAGAGTTTCAGAAGGTAGTAGCCAATGTGCCTGTGGGTGAGAACGGTGAACTCAACAAGGCGGCATTAGCATTCGCTGATGACCTTCAGCAGCAGATGCTGATGCAAGAGACACTACTTAAGTCAGGTCAGCTTAAGCCTTCTCAGTATACACTTATGAGACAAAACTTAGTTGACGGAACGGATATAGGTTTTAGTTTATACCAAGAGTACAATGAGGAGTTCTCTAAGAAGATGGCTTTGAATACCGATAATATTCCTTACGGAGAGCGTTTATCTAAGGTTACTCTTGAGATGATGGAAAACGTTGAGGGATTCTCAAACTTCAAGGGAGCAAGACTTGTGATTGACTCAGCAACAGGAAACGTAGCTGCTGCAAAGATGATTAAGGACCCGAACAATCCAGACGGACCACTTATACCAGATTCAAATCCTGCAAACTTAATGTCTGTATCAAACTTAAGAAACAGAATTAGAACAACAGTAACAAACTTTGACGTTGTACGTGCTGCTGAAAATTGGACTAAGAATTTAAAGCCTGATGTTAGAGAGGCTATTACATCTATGGGTACAGGATATAAAGCAGGTACTATTGAAAAGATATCAACGTATGTACGAAAGGCAGGCGGACTAGATGGTCTAACGGATGAGCAGATAGCTAAGAAGGCTGAGGAGTTAGGCGTTAGTGTTGATGACCTTAAGTCTATTAGTTTATTTGAAGAGGCAAGCGACAAGTGGGCAAAGAGCCAATTACAGGGTGGTACTTACAATGGTGCTTCTGTACTTTTGGATTTTAATAAAACCACTATGGACGGTGAGGTATATACCACTACATATAACCCTGACGATTTATTGGATGAGAACGGAAAGAGAAAGCAGAATATTCTTTTTGCAAAGACAGAGAACGGTAGAGTTGTATACGAATTGACTGAAGAGCAGGAAGCAAATGCAGAGAGAGCGTTAAAGACTCAGGCTCGTATGATGCTTGAGGAAGAGGAAACTGTTAGAGCGCAAAAATTCAAAACAGCACCATCTGTGGCGGAACAAAGATATTACAAAGGTGAAAGAGGATTAAAGAAACAAGGAAAGGCACTTGCTAACACAATTTTAAATGTGTACCAAGGAACTGAGAATCAGGCACAAACATCATTAGACCAATTGGTAGGAGGTAACGAAAATATAATTGATGCTACTAGAACTAATGAAGGGGTAACGATTATATACAAAGGGAAGGATGGTCAACCCGGTGAAAAACGAACAATTGAATTTGGTAATAAAACTGCTGAAGAATTTGTTATTTCTATATATGAGGATTTTGGTAGAGGAGATAAGACATTCGATGATCAAACCTTCAAAGATGCAGTGATAGGAGCAGAGATTAGAGAAGATAAGGGTAAATCAGAACTTGATAGGGATATAAGTTCATTTGTCACTCAAACTGTAAAAGTCGATCCAATTGAAGAAGCTGTAAATTATATAGATAATTTAACTTACGACAGCAAACCTGATCAGACTGTTGGTGATGTTGTTAATGAAGTGAAGTCATTCGTAAATAAGATTCCTAATTTGGGAGGAATCCAAGTTGAATATGATGGTTCTGCAGGAGTTAACATTTTAGATGGTGAAACTGTAATAGGAAATTTCTTAACTAATAGTAAAGGTTTAGAACAAGCAATTGATGCACTTAAAAACTATGCAAAGTCAGATAAGAAATTAACAGAGACCGCTGCGAAAAAAATCAATATTCAAAGCAAAGGAAAAGGTCAAGCAGCAGGAACAGTTGTGACTGGAGATTCAAATTCTGAATACAATTAAAATCAAAAACATATGAACGAAGAACTATTAAGATTAGCATATAGTAAGATGAAAACAGATGCTTCATTTGAAACGTTTGTACAAGATTTTAAATCTAGTGTAGATTTGCAGAATTTAGCATACAGTAAGATGAAAACAGACGCTTCATTTGAAACGTTTGTACAAGATGCATTGGGTTCAGTAAAAAAAAAAGAGCCGACAGCACAGGGGCAGATGGCACAGGAGCCGACAGCACAGGAGCAGATGGCAGAAGCAATGGCTCCGAAGCAAGGTGGGTTGGACTTCGTATCGGAAGATTCTTCTTTGGATTTGTCTACGCAGCAAGGAAGAGATGAGGCGTATAAAGAATCTCAAGACTTTGAACTTCAGAAGGATGAAGAACTCAGAACTAAATTAGCAGAGCAGACATACACATACGCAGGTAGACCAGGGGCAAAGTACAAGAAGCAACCTGACGGTTCATACCTAATAAACCTTGGGGATAAAACTCAAAACAATTACATACCACTTGATGATCCTGACGGCACAAGAACTGCCGAGTTAAATAGAAATGCGATATCTGATATAACTAGATTTCAAAAATCAGAAGGTCCCTATGGTTCCTGGACTAAGATTCTTTCAGGACAAGAAATAGAAGACGTAGAATTACAAGCGGATAAAGAAAAGAAAGCTGTAATATCATACTTAGATAAGATTAAGGAAGACCAATTCGAAGGGGCTGAAGAACTATCAAGAGAGTCTTTTATAAAGAGTGATGAGATAAAAAACAAACTTATCAAGGATAAAGAGTCTAAACCAATTACAGACATAAATCTTTCTAAAAGATATGACAGAGTAATCGCAGGTTTAGATACTGATACAGAGGAGTATAAAGAAAATCAAAGAATCAGAAGCAACGTAAAAAAGCTAAATGAATTCAATGATGTTAAATTTAAAAAGGACCAATCAGAAACTGAGTACGTAACTCAACTAAGTAATTTTCTAAAATCATTGCCCGGTCCTGAGTCAGATATATTTACAATTGAAGAGTCTAGTGCAGGTACTGACGAAGTAAAGATAACAAACAAACTTACAGGTGAGTCAAAAAGAATTGACTTAGATGCAGGAGATAAATATAGTCGTTTTAGAGAAAAAGAATTAGCATCTACATTTGTAGAACTTAGTATCAAGTCGTATAAGGAAGACAAAGCGGTTAAAGATTATTATGATGCTGTAAAGTTTGGGTTGTTATCTGATGATATAACTGCATTTACAGAAGAGCGTGTTGTTGGAGGAAGTCCTGTAACAAGTGTGTTAGAATCTATATTTGGAAGTCCAAAAGGAGGTTTTGAAGAAAAAGAAAAACAATTAACAAAAGAAGCTATAAGCAATATACCATTGGATTATAATTTTGAGGGTCTCACACCTGAGGCTAAAGAAGGTATAATAGAAGCTAGAGAAAAAATGTTAAGTGTTATTGGAGAAAAAGATAAGATTGTAAAATATGATCCAAGACTACTTCCTGCATATAACACCAAAGAAAATATATACTTAAAAAATAAACAGATTGTTAATAAAAGAAAAACAATCAATCAACTAAATGAAGAAGCTGATAATATTGTTGGTCAAATAAACGAAGTAGATGCAAGTATAGCACTAGGAAGACAGCCTCAGGCGCTACAGTTTGAAACTGTTCTTGGACCTATGTCAAACCTAGATAAAAGAAACTATCTAGTAAATCAACTAAAGACAAAGGTAAATGCACTAAACGAAGAGCAACAGTCATTACAGGACATAGAGATAAACTTAAATCAGTCAGCAGCAGTAAACTTTGCAATTCAAGAAAAGAGAGGTTCTACCTTAGGTGCTATGACTAAATCATTCTTATCTGGAGGCGCAGGTTTTGCAGGATTTGTTATGGGTGACACTGAGAAAGACATATATGGTCAAACATACGAGCAGAGAGCAACTGAAGATTTGGTCCCAGGGATTATTACAGATGAGTATATAGCAAGTAAAGATAGAAGTGATTTGTTTAAGGCAGGAACTGGATTGTTATCTTCGATTGGTGCTATGGCTACAGGAAGTCTTATTGCTCCGGGAGTTGGTACGGTTGCATCAAAAATTACTCAAGAAGGATTTAAAAGGACAGGTGCGGCACTACGTGGATTACCTTCATCAGCAGGTATATATGGTATGCTTTACTCTGAAAACAAAAATCTAATGTCATCACCAGAGTTTGATGATATACCAGAGTGGGAGAAGAAAACTATGTCTGCACTATATGCGGGTGTATCAACCCTATTAGAAAAACTTGGATTAAGCAGAGCGTTTTCTAAAACTCCTTTAGGTAAAACTTTAACTGCAAAGATAATAAACAAAACATTTTCTGAAATACCTAAAGGGGCAAGCGCAAAAGTTATTTCTAATACAATTAACAAAAATGCAAAGTCAACATTAAACGAAAGGCTTCTAGGTTTAGCTACAGCACCTTTAGCTGAAGGGGGTACAGAAGCGGCTCAAGAACTATATAATGTTGCATTAAAGAATTCATACAATGCCATAAAGGGGAAGGATTATTTTGAAGTAGCTAGTACTTATAATGCAATATATGATGTTACTTCAGAAGCGTTTAAGTTGGGAGTTATTGGTGGTGCTATGGCTAACACAGCAGGTCAGGCAACAAGAGCAGTAGCAGAAGGGTTTAATGAAAAAACCCGTCTGAATGACGTTGATTTTAAAGTTATGTATGACTTTGCAACAAAAGGAGATATGTACAGCACGTATGAGGCTCAGTTGAATACCCAAGTTGCATTAGGTAAAATGACCGAGAAGGATGCTCAATCTAAACTTGATGGTATAGGATACGCTAAAGGGATATTTGATCAGATACCTGACAACTTAAATACGAGTGATGCCAAAGAAGCTTTCAACTTAATAGTAGAGAAGAGAAACTTGGAGTCTAAGGTTGAGGGCAAGGAGCCTAACTTAGTCGTTAAGGAGAAGGAACGTATCACAGAGATAGACAACGAATTAACTGAGTTAGGTAAGAAAGAAGTTGTAGCTGAGGAGGTTGCTGAACCAACTGTAGCTGAGGAGATTATAGCTGA